CTGGTCCATACTTTTGACATAAACATTCTTGAAGATTTTGACATTCAGAACCATCCGAAGTTGGACAACCATCGCCATCACAATCATCACCAGGACAGCAATCACAACCACCGCAATCAGGCTCTGGCTTGCAACAATTACATGTTATACACGGATTAGATTCTGTACTTGGTGTTCCTTCCTCACGATCTAATCCTGCACAACCACATCTATCGGATGGGCATGGCTTTTCTGTATAAAGAGTGCATTTTGGTACACAAGAAGTTGGGATTGCTTGGCAAGGATCATCATCAAAAATCTGATACGCCTGGAATTCTTTTCCATAAGTTGATCCTTCTTGCATATCCCATTTTAAACGTCGTGTCCAACCATCATCGTTTATGTTTGTAGAAATAACAGGATCATCTGATTTACTTCCTTTTGAATCTAATCCTTCATAAAATACAAATCTTCCTATACCCGGCCACCCACCAATTGACCAATCTAAAATCATCGCACCATTATATTTTTGTTGACTAAGATTTCCTTGTATATCATCCCAAATAAATTTTGTAGAATCTGAATTTATTGTCCAAGCACTGAAAATTGACGATCTTGCAAGATCTCCTGGTTCTGCATATGGGTTATTATTTGCAAATTCTGTAGGTTTTATATATAATTGATTTACTGTTCTACCCGGCCAATTTTGAACAAGAGTTCCTGGAATATACATTGGTGGTCTTGAGTCTATAAAAGTTCCGTTCCAATTATTAATATAAACTACAGCAGCACCAACAAACCAATCTCTTTGCGGATTTACTCCTTGTTGTGATATTGGATTTGCTGATGGTTTATTTGTAAAACGAGTATCACCCCTATCTGGTCGGGGGCAAGACGGTTTTCCTGTATTCCAATTACGCAATACCGGAGTAATATATCCACTACCAGTATCAAAATCAGATACTGTATAATCTCTTCCTACTATTTCCATTTTAAATGGTAAACCTCTACCAGCAACAAAATTTTCTATATTGATATCGTGATTGTGTCTTTCTATTGAATCATTACCAGTAGGTGTATATTTACAATTTGCGCTACTCGCAGTACCAGTACCACAACAAATAGATTTGGATTGATATATATTTCCTACTATCAATGGCCCACCATCATATACTTGTGTTATACCATAAAACCAATCATCATATTCGTGTTTTTTTAATTGTTTTACGTATGTTTGTTTTTCTGTTAATAGTGTTTGTGTATTTGTTAATTCGGTAGTAAATGTATCTAAAAGTGTCAATAAATATGAAACTATTTCATCATCAATTTCTTGTCTTAATAAAATATTAACAGCACGTATACCTTCTTCATAATTTGCAATTGCAAATTTTAATTCTCGTATACTAGTAACACTATTATCGTCTGGAGTACCTGCAGTATTGAGTGGTAAAATATCGAGAACACCGCCGGGATTATTATTCACACATTGGCCTTGTATATTAATATGTGCTGTAGATATTGCGTCACCTCTTGATGAGGAATCTCCTCCACAATTTATTTCGTGTTTTCTTATGAGTCTTGTTTGAGTATCTAATAAATTTCTTAATGTAAATGCTCTTTCTTTTTGACGAACACCACCTAAATCACCACACCATCCTTTCACAAATTTAAATGCTGCAATTTTATCGGTTTGTGCATAAAAAGAATTTGTTATGGTATTTGATACCCTTCGACAATTTCCATTTACACGCTGATAACTTACATCTGATTCTTCAAATTGGCCACATCCAAGATTATCCCCAGACGAGCTCAACCATAATCCATGTGCTACACTATTCGGTCTAGAATGTGGATTTTCATATGTGGCAGGACCTTTCCACTTACCATTTCCTTTCCAACTATCTTCTGTAGAGCCTATTGGTATAGTGTCTGCTTGTATACCGAGAGGGAGATGTTCCCATACAGAAAAATTATCACCCTGTCCTCCTATTTTTCTTGGAGGGTTTTTAAATCCGAGTCTCGCTCCCGTAGATTCCCAAGTTCCATTATTTTGATCATTTCCCCACCAAACTTTCCAATTAACTTTTTGATCGTCTGGTTGATCACCAAATCTAATAATTAAATTAGTCGAAAGATCGTCTAAATTGTCACAATCCCAACCTGGAAGATAATCTGGAAAATTTCTGTATGGATATTTACTTGGAGAGATAACAGTTGGTCTTTGTATTTTTCTACAATTTACTAATTTTATTGTATATTTTGGAACACAATATGATTCAGTATCTGTAAATGATTGTAAATCTATTTTATCGTTTACAATTATTGGATATGCATTATTAATATTATTTCCAGAAACTTGAGTCGGTGGTGTAGTTAAATCTCTATCATAGATTATTCTAAAAACTTTAGATTCATTTTTTGCAAGAGCAGATAAACTACCATCTCCAGTATTTCTGACCGATATTAAAGATGTATCTAAATTTGTAATTTCACAATCACAAGTTGATATATCGTAAATTTTTGTACTGCCGTTTAAATTAAACTGAAATGAATATGAATATTCATTTAATAGTGGAATATAACCTGTTGCTGCTTTTTCTATATTAATTTCTGTTTTTTTGCAACTGTTTTGTATTGTATAAACTGTTGACGGTTCTGTTCCTGTTGGTGCAGATTCGTTCCAATCATTTATACCAAAAACAACACTATTTATGCCATCAGGGTATCTGGTTGTATAACATAATGATTGGCCGTTATTGCAAGCACTTCCTGCACATGGTTCACATGGTTCAGTTGGACATTCAACCTTTTTTGTTGTATAACTTTGTTCGCACTCTATAGTGTCTTTATATGAATCTTCAACATATTCTTTTGTTTTTGATTTATATGTTTGAGTATCATAAACTGTATGGCGTTCGTCTATAATAAAAATAATACTGTTCATTTTTATAACAGTATTTTTTGGTTTTTGTAATATTTGAATATATGCTTGCGTTCTCATAATTCATATTATTTTTTACACGGATTTAATAATTCATAACTATCTGCACATGTTAATAATTGTGGTAATATTGGAACTAATGAAATTGGTGTATATTTTCTAATTCTTAATCCCAATTCATCGTTCAGTGATATTTTTGTTGGAACAGAAAATTTATTGTCTATAATATTTAAAAATAAATCACTAACAATTTGAACTTCTTTTTGTGGACTGGTTTGTATATTTAATGTTGCCATAATGTATTAACCAGTAACCTGTGGTGTTAGTGTAAATCTTCCTTGTAAAATTCTAAGTACTATAGCAGTTTGGTCAACACCCGATTTTTTTCCATTAAAAGTCATTTCTAAATCATAAAAATGAGTACCAACTGCAAAATTAGGATTTGTTGTGTATATTAAAATATTATGATCATTTATTGGATTTCCAGATCCGTCTAAATGGGTATCAATAAATTCTATTGGATTTGTTGCTGTAGTATCTGTGCTAAATTCTATTAAAGTTGTATCTGTTCCACCAGCAGTTGGTTTCTTTTTTACTTGTAATTTTGCGAAAATTGAAGTAACTTCTGTCCAACCTATTGCTTTTAATTCTTCTGGAATATAATAACTGTTACCTACTCTATATGCTAAATTTGCAGATACTCCATTAGCATCTAAAAAATTTAATTTAATTATAAAAATTGAACCTGCTTCTGCATATAAATCGTAATAACCTGATGGCATGTATATCTCCTTTAGTTATTAGTATTTATAATTAAAGTAAATCACTTACATCATATACATCTCTAGTAATTGGTTGTTCTTGAGATGATGATTTCTTTACTGGTAAGCTATTATTATCCGATGTCGGTTCTTCTGCTGATTGTTGCGGAGCCGCTTCTACTGCAGCACCTTCTTGTTGTGCTTGTGCTTGTGCAGACTGTGCTTCAATTTCTGAAGTTTGGATTGCTTTTTCTTGTTCAATTTCATGATCAATTTGTTCAATTTCTTCATCTGTTTGACGAAGAATATTTTTGCGAATCCAAATATCTGAGAAGAATTTGCCAGAATAATCTGCAACTTCTCTTAATAAGCCCATTCGTTCTTTTAATAATTCTGTCTGTTTTGATTCTGCAAAATAAGAATCTGTTGAGAATTCAATAACTAGATCTTGTTCGATTGATTTCCAATCATCATGATCCATTATGCCTTTTGCCAATAATTGTGTTCTTAAAAAATTTGTAAATAATTCTGAAAATTTTACACGCATACGGTCTATAAATTTGGCAAATTTTAATTCGTCTCTTGTAATTTCTGATGATCTACCCATATTAAAACCATTATCGGCTTGCATACGAGTGATTGGTATATTTAATGCCATGTAAAGTTTCTTTTGGAAATATTCCACATCGGCCATCTCGCCGAGATTTTGACCACCTGGTAAAGTTGTAATTTCTGTTCCTTTACCACCTTCTCTACGTGGTAACCAGAAATCTTCCAACATAGACATGTGTTTTTTATCGTCTCTTAAATCTCCAGTATTTGCATCGTATACAATTTTATTTCGATAACGATTCATTTGGTCTCTTAGATATTGTTCTGCCTTTACCTTTGGCAATGAACCTACGTCTATATAAAATACTCGACGTTCTGGTGCTCTAGAAACACGATAAATGACTGTAGCATCCTCAATCATTCTTAATTGATTGAGTGGTTTGATTGCTTTGTGTAAATAACTTACAATTCTTCTTGATACAGAATCATATAATCCAGAATGGACATAATTTATCGCATCTGCAGCAATTCTTAATCCTTGAGTTGTTTCGTATGAATTTGTATATGAATTTGTTTTTTCTTGAGGAGTATATACATAATACTCTTCGAAGTCTGTAATCATATCAACATTATTTAATCTTGTTTTTTTGGTTACTTCTTTAATTTTTTTAATCTTTAAAGGATCAACCTGTCGTAATTCTCTTAATCCTTGTTTTGGGTCATCGTTTAGAATTTGATGATAATATAATCTTCCATCAATATACCATCTACGGGCAATTTCGTAACCTTTACGGTTAAAATCTAATAAATGAATAATTGTATTAAATTCATCAATCATTAGTTTTCTAATTGGATATGGTAAATTTACTTTATCTGTATTTAATTTAATAAATAACCCATTCGCATTTTTTGTTATAAAATCGTTTACCACACCATCTATTGCCATATCAACTTCGGCGTGTAGACTCATTTCTCTATATTTTCTAATAAGATCTGAATCAGAACGCATAGAGCCATCAAGATCCACAAAGTATCCTTGAAGACCGCCAGCCTCAATATAAGAAGAACCGTCATCTAATGCTGGAGGAGCAAAAGATAACGGTTTATCTTCTTTATTTTTACCAAATTGAAAACCAAAGAAATTTAGTGCCATAATATAAAAACCCTATACTTAAAATTAAGCGCGGTCTAAGCCGTGATATTTGAATGTTACTTGAAATTCTGCAATTCCGTCATTATTATCATAGCTCACTGCAACAGATTGAACATCTTCACACCATATGTGTCGAAGTGTCCACCCTAAACTTGGAGTATGATCTCTTTTTAATAGTGTAACTTTTGCTGTAGAATTTCTTAGTAAATTCATATGGCCTAATCCTGCGTCAGCAGTTACTGGTCTATTTTCAAAGTGACTGTTGAATTGCAAATTCCAGTCTTCGAATGCTGCTCTCATTAACATTCCTTCGTCTGCTAGAATTGTAACTGTCCAGTCGTTATATGTTCTATCGCCAGGAATGTTTACGACTCTTCCCATGTAATTTACAGGAATTGTTCCAAGTGTGGTAGAAGGTACTTCTGATGCTTTAGCAAAAACCTTAAGAGCCCCGCCTTGAGCAGAATTTCCTGCTAAAGTTAATCCCGGGCTACTAATTTCAATTTCAAAAAGATTACTTCTTGCGCCACCGTCGAAGTTGTTTATAAAATTTGTTATGGGTGTTTGTGCCATTTATTAATCCTCTTTCTTCTTTAGTATGTATATCAGGCTCCAACCACTTCTTCAAAACTTAATCCAGTTGGTGTTGCAATGAAGTTAAGCTGAATGAAGTTAATTGAACGGGTGGGTTTAATATAAATATCGGCCACAAATCCGTTAGAATCTATTACTTCTGGTGTATTGTTGGTTTCATCGCAAATTACTCTGAAATCAGTAACACCTCTTCTGCCTTGAATTGTTCTTAAATATGGTTCAATCAGAGATTTAAATTGTGATCGTGTAAATTCATCATTTTGTTCGAAGAGAATAAACTTAGATGCTGTTGCAATTGCCTTTTCTAGAACAATGAAAAGTCTTCTTACATTAATTCTATCAAAAGCACTTGGCTTTTCTAACATGGTTTTATCGCCAAATAAAACAGTACCAGAAGCATCAAAGGTTACTACTGGGTTTACACCTTTTCTATACATGATATCTCTGTGTGTTTTATTTGGATTATATGCTAGTTTTATACTATTTAAAATGCGACCACGGTCAAATCCTGCAGGTGAGAACCAAGGATCTCTATCTTGATCTGTTCTTACACAGCAACCTGCAGTATCACCATTTAGTGGAACATAGATGTATCTATCATTATACTTATCATATTGTAATTTCCAACCACTATCCATTACTCCATATGATGATGGATTTGTGCAGGTTATTTTAAAGTTGTTTACTGTATCTAAATTTTCTTGTGCTGTATTTGATACTTTTGTTTGTGGTGAAACGAAAGCCATACAATCTTTTCTGGATTCTGCAACTGATATGATTGTGTTTGCGCTATTTGGTGTGCCTGAGGGACTTGTTGATATTATATTTGATCCTAAAGGACCACCCAATAGTAAGGAAACATCTACTGTATCGGCATCACCAAAATATGTTGAATAGTTTGATGCTATTGTACTTAAACTTGGTGCACTAGATGCAAGGGATCCGGCTGCTAAACTTACTTCAAATTTTGCATATTCTACTGCAGATGCTCCGACTATTGCAAATTTACCACTTGATGATGTAACTGGAGAGCCCCAAGCAGTAACGCCTCCTGTTGTATTTGGATTGTTTCCAGTTGCTGAACCCAACGCCCAAATATATTCTGAATTTTCATTAATTACGTTTTTCCAGAAATTATTATTACCATCTGTGTCTTGTCCATTTATGGCTTTTGATAGATATTCGTATTTTTCTAGAACTGTATTTTTTACACCAGTAAATAATCCATCTTCATCGATAATTAAAACGTGAATTTCATCTCCAGCGGAGGTATTTCCTAAATTTGTAGCAAAAGTTGATGTACCTGGAATACCATTAAAGTAACTTAAATAATCGGCATATTCATTTTCTGTCGCATCTCCTGCTACACCAGGACCATCTGTATTTAATCTAGAACCGCCATCTAGAATTACTACCTTTAAACTGTCACCCAAAGAACCTGGATATCTGGCTGCAAATGCATTAGATCCGGGTGAAATTGTACCACTTAAAAACTGTGTCTTATTTTTTATTAAAAGACCAGTTCCTGCTGCACCTGCAGTAGTTCCTGTTGAATTTTTATCAGTTGTATCTAATATTCTTACTACCTTTAAATGATTTCCATATTGTAAAAAGTTTGCTGCAGTAAACCACCATTGACCATATGCTGAATCGGTAGTTGCTGGTGCA